TCAGCCCTTGGCTGAGATTGTGGCCAAAGTGGGGGCAGATCTTGCCATTCGGGCTATCGATGCGCCGTATATGGATGAGCTTGCCGACAGAATCCAGGGCCAGACGCCTGAGGGCCTGAAGAAGATCATGGACGCTCTGCCGCCCTCAGCCCAGAACATCGTTAAGACCTTCGTAGCGCAGCTTAATGCCGCCAATCAGAAGATCACGCAACTCGAGGCTGACTTGAAGTATGGGCTTACCAAGACCCACACCCAGGAAGCGACCAAGCTGTCTATTGAGCATATGAAGGATAAGCGGGCAGAGCGGGATACCGATCAAGACAACGCCACCAAGCGCTTTGACACGCAAGATTCGCTTCTTGAACATATCCATGCTCAAGGCCAAATCTTGCGTGGTGAACTGCACATCGACGTGAAACTGATAGTTGAGCACTACCGGAAGGTAGGTTTCATTGGAGTCCTCAACGTTCAGCGGCGGCCCGTAGGTGCCGATGTAACGCGGGGGACGACGGATATTGACGGTATTGCCGACCTTCGCACCGGTTTGCGCGAACTCATTTGAGTATTGACGCTCAACCCGATTAGCGATGACCAGCTCGTTTTCCAGCACCACCAACGCTTCATTGGTGATGTAGGACATCGTAAGCAGGTTATTAGCCATCGAAAAATGCTCCTAAAGTGTTTGTTTAGGAGCGCCTAATGTCGCTTCGCCCTCTCTTGGGCACGGCGATAATCTCTCAACTGCCGAAAATCCATCTTGGAAGGATCAGTGTTTGTGTTCACTGCTCCGCCATTGGGTAGCGGCGTGATGGGAGGGGGCGCTCCGCTTGCGACTTTTGGGGCATCTGGCACCTTCGGTTCATCCTTGGGCGCAGGTTTCTCAAAAGTCAGTTCAACATCCCTTATGGCTGCAATAGCCTTCAAGGGATTCATCGCATTGATACGCTTGATGAAGTCCGGGTTTGTCGCAAGATAATAATTAAGATCGCCGATCTGATCGGACGCTGAGATATACCCAATGACCTGAGGATGAGTCTTTAAATCCTGGGCCATCAGCCCTTGGATTTTCTCATCGTAGTCAGGGTACTTATCCTTGGTCTTTAAAATCAGCTCACGCGCGCGAGCTTCAGCGATTGCTGACTCTTGCGCTCTGCGATCACTCTCCTGCTTAGCCACAAACTCTGCGAGTCTTTGGTCTGCTGACCAGGCCGCCAGTGCCTCTGCGTACTCAAACGCCTTGAACTGACCCTTATCGTCTTGAAACTTCGCCGGGTCTGGCTTTTCGGCTTTCGGCTGCTCTTTGGGAGCCGCTTCGGTCCGTAGTTTCTTCAACTCCGCATCGTATTCGGCAAGCTTCTGCTCTGCCAACCGCGCCCGGTTAAACTGCTCTTCCGCTAATCTGTCTGCCGATTCAGCCTCGGCCTGGGCTTTCTTCATCTCATAATGCTTTTTGCCTATGAGCTTCTTGAATCGTTCGGATTTATCGATCTCGGCTTGGGTATCCGCATCATCATCCTTGTAGTCAGGCTTCTCTTCAGCCTTTTCCTTCACATCGACTACAGGTGTTTCTTTCTTAACTTCGAGAGGCGGTGCCGGCTCATTGGCCTTAGGCTTCGGATCGTTCTTGATCGTCTCGTGCTTGCCTGACTCGATAAACTCGCGCATGCCGGCGCCGGTGATGACCTTACCCATGATTGTCCTCAATTGTGTTTGCATTCTGATACTCGAAGGTCTCTGAAACCTTCTCGGCAGGACGGAATGCCAACGTCCTACCCTCCAAAACTCTCGACTGATCGGGCTGCGTCGTGATAGCCCCATTGACCTGCGGGCTTTTAAGCGTGTTCGATGACTGCAACACCGGTGTGATAACCCTTAAACTCTTCTCCTCAACACCCTTGGCGCTATTTAAGGGACCAAGCTTGGTGCGCTGAGATTCAACCGCCGGCGTGAAGGACTGCTCTAAGAGCTCCGAGACCTTATTTTCGCCGCCTGACACGGAACTCCTTCCTCTGCATGCCCAATGGATCGGCTATGACCTGTGGGGCTACGTTCTGCTTTGCGTTTTCAATCAGCGGCACAGCGGTACTGATATGCGCCATGGCACTCACGGCCGGTCCTTTCTGGCTGGATTGCGCGATGAGCGATGCTGCAAGATCCTGGAATATCTCACTCGGCCTGTCATTACGCGGCAGGCTTGGCACTTTCTGCCTTCTCAGCCGCTTCCGCTGTCATTTTGGCAAGCTCTTTCTCGTGAGTGCGGTCCTGGTTTGAGTCAATGAGTTTGGCCCCCGCATTGATCTCGGCCACATCCCTTGCAGTCACTGACCTTACATGCGTGTCAA